TGATGCTGCAAGATGCAGAATCTTATGTGCGTGTTCAAAATATCTTCAATGCTGAAAACTTTGACAGGAGTCTACGCCCGGTAGCAGAGTTTTTAAAACAACACTGCGATCAATACACAACCATGCCTGAGCGCACACAGGTTGCGGCTGTAACTGGTGTAAAGTTAATTGAAGTTCCTGAACTCAACGAAGGGCATTATGATTGGTTTTTAGAAGAATTTGAAGCATTCACACGTAGACAAGAATTAGAACGTGCAATCTTAAAAAGTGCAGACTTGTTGGAAAAAGGCGAGTTTGATCCGGTTGAAAAACTAATCAAAGATGCTGTGCAAATTTCCCTGACAAAAGATCTCGGCATGGACTTTTGGCAAGATCCCGAAGGCATGTTCAGTAGATATTTTGACAACGGTGGACAAGTAAGCACAGGCTGGCCACAAATGGATCGGCTGTTGTATGGTGGCTTTAGTAGAGGCGAGCTCAATATCTTTGCAGGTGGATCAGGATCAGGCAAAAGTTTGGTGATGATGAACATTGCACTCAACTGGGTGCAACAAGGGTTGCATGGTGTGTACATTACACTGGAATTGAGTGAAGAACTAACAGGGTTACGTACAGCAGCAATGTTGAGTGACATGAGCACAAAGGACATTCGCAAAGATAAAGAAACTGCCGGTCTCAAAATTAAAATGGCAGGCAAGCGAGCTGGAACATATCAAATCAAAGCACTTCCGGCGCAAAGTAATATCAACGACATTAGAGCATTTTTAAAAGAATATCAAGTTAAAACAAACAAACAAGTTGACTTTATTATGATCGACTATCTTGATTTGTTGATGCCAGTGAGTGCAAAAGTAAGCCCAAATGATTTGTTTGTCAAAGACAAGTATGTGTCAGAAGAACTACGTAACTTGGCAAAAGAATTAGGTATGTTGATGGTGACAGCATCGCAATTGAATCGTAGTGCTGTGGAAGAAATTGAATTTGATCACAGTCACATATCGGGTGGTATATCTAAGATCAATACAGCAGACAATGTGTTTGGTATCTTTACAAGTAGAGCTATGCGTGAGCGTGGTCGCTATCAGATACAGTGTATGAAAAGTCGTAGCAGTACTGGTGTTGGACAAAAGATTGATCTTGAATATGATATTGATACAATGCGTATTACTGATGCAGGCGGCGACGAAGGTAATGCAGCGGCTGCACCTAAAGCTAGCATTTACGATCAAATAAAAAACAAAGCAGAAGCTAGCAATCAAGACACTGTGACAGATGATCCAACACAAGATGTTCCCAAAGTACAAGCTGAAGTTCAAAGCACAAAACTCAAGCAGTTGTTGGGGCAGATAAAATCTAATGCATAAAACAAAGATATCAAGTCACACCGGCTTTCAACCGTTGCGTGAAGTATGGCTTGGTGATGTGTATCCAGAAAGTTTTTATGATGTGCTGTTACCGCAGGATCGAGAATTCTTTCATCATATAACAGAAATAACACGTGAAGATCTTGCTAAAATTGAACGCAAGTTGATTGACTTGGGAATCAGTGTAAGGCGTCCAGAGTTTGATCGAGTGGACAATTATCTTGATGATTATGATGATCTTTGTAAACCACCCATCACACCTCGAGATTGGGCATTGACATTGGGGAACGAGCTTTGGGTAGTTCCGCAGTATCCCGGTGGGTTTACTGGATTTGAAACTACTATAAAAGAATATCAAGCAACAGGGGAACAAGTGCAAGTGCTTGATCGTGCAAAGCCCGATGATCTATGTTATCTTTCAGGTCCTTCTACTGTGCGAGTTGGGCGTGATATTTTTGCAGATGTTCCTTTAGATGATCCGTTTGAAGTCGAACAGTTTAACAGTGTTGTCGACCGCTTGGCTCAAAACTATCGAGTGCATATAACACACTCTGGTGATCACTGTGACGGAATATTTTGTCCGATTGCGCCAGGTCATATTTTTAGTACACATTATCGAGAAAGTTATCAAAAAACATTTCCCAACTGGGAAGTTTTTTGGTTACCCGACACAACCAAGCAACGTCAATTTTTTGGTGGCAACTGGTGGGTAGATGGCAGAGACTATCAAATATACAGTGACTTGATTACCAAACGTGCGCAAAACTGGGTAGGCGATTTTCGTGAAACTGTGTTTGAAGTTAACATGTTGGTTATCGATGAAAAAAACGTAATGTGCATTAGCGAAAACGAAGCAGCATTACGAGAACTAGAACGATTGGGTATAACACCACATGTGGTTGATTTTCGTGCTAGAAATTTTTGGGATGGCGGTTTACACTGTTTGACTGTAGACATCGAAAGAGAAGGCGAGTGCTTGGATTATTGGCCCGGGCGAGGTGATGTAGGAATATACAGATATGAAGCCGACAGCTATTGACTTTTTTTCCGGTAGTCACGGACATTTTCTCGAATACTGTATCAATCGTTACATTTATCAAATACCAAGTTTTGCAGACCAACTGCTGACAGCAACCGGGACCAGTCACGGTTTAAAAGGAAATAGCGAATATCTATCAAAAAGACAGGCAGTAAGCGGGCATTATACCGAATTTAATTCTCCAGTTGTTGCTGACAATATTGTACGAATTGTTATTTCAGACTTTATGGGTGCTTGTTGCTATCAACTCAATGTAATCAATCGTGCCGGTGATGTCACAGCCGATGAAAAAAATCAACAGTTGCCTGACAGTGTATTAAATTCTCCCAGTCAATTGAGAAACTACTATTATTCAAAGTTCACAGGTGACGGGTATCAATTGCCCAGCAACTGGCAGCGCCCGGGATTTGATTTTGAAATGAGCAGCCTGTATCGGTTTGATTGTTTTTTACATGAAATGAAAAACACCGCTGATTATTTAAATCTCACATTTACACCTGATCGAGAACTGGGAATATTATGGAAACAGTTTTTAGAAAAAAATCACGGATTACAGGCCTGGCAAAGATGTCAAAATGCAGTTGAACAAATTTTTTGTAATGACAGCAGCCGACTTGATTTTGATATACAACATCAGGCGTTACTCAATTGTTTGCTGAGTCGTGCTGTGGGTATACACGATGGTGCATTGTTTGATCAAGATCAATACCCCGGCACAACCAAAGAAATATATCATCACATTCAAAAACACATAGACACATTTGACAGTCGATTTGTCTAGGACTGGCGTATTAGATCTAGTGTAACACAATGAAATCCACCACCCAGTGTTCTGCTGTGTCTCAAAGTCAATGGCACTACTGTAAAGTTTCGTCGTTCCAACTGTCGAATCAAATCATTTTGTGCTTGATCAACTATCACTGTGTTATGGTCGATGCTGAGAACATTCATACCAATCCATTTGCTGGCATACGGATATTCATGAAACGTTTGTGGCACACAGTCTTCAACCCAAATTTTATCCCAGTCATTTAAATATTCCGGTAGGTTATCCCAGTTCACTCTATGGGCATTTAGTATTACAGTGTTAGGACCAACAGGGCAAATTGTGCTGTCGATGTGTACACCAGCGTAAAAATTAACAGGAATAATTTTAATTTCAGGAAACTGTTTTTGTAGCCATTCGAGTGCTTTTTGATTTCCGCTGTTGCTTACCAAGTACAACCAAGTGTCGCCGAATCGGGCAACATTTGCAGCATCTAACACCATGTCTTGGTCTCTTGGCATGTGTCGTATTTCTGCGCCGTTGAGATGGGGAAGAAGATATTCTATTTCTTGATCTCGGCAGCCATACATCATTGCTGGATCAACAACAACATCACCTGCAATCAACAGTCTATCTCTTGGGCAATAGTTATACATGCCTTGTGTTTCGTAAAAATCATTTTTAATGGGACGAACAACTTCTACGCCCAATTGAGTTAGTGTGTCGGCTAGTGTTTGTAAATCTTCATTGCTTTCGTCTATCACTCGAGGATCAACAACCCCTCGCGGCAACGGAGTTTCTTTCCATAGTGTTCGTTTTTCTTCAAGACGATATACAGGATCGTGATAAGGCCAATTGGCCCCGGTGGCATCTCCTACTATGATTTTTTGGAGAGGATCCCACTCGTTATTTGTGTTAATTTGCATTATAATATTTACATTCATCGAACCAATAAAGGAAATAAATACTTGATGCAGAGAAAAACTAAAAGCATATTGGAAGAGCTAACAGCTATTCACGATGATCATTATCGTGATCGCGACCGTCGTCACATCATCGAAAGTCGTGCATCTAATGTGATTAGTTCGGCAATAAGATTAATTGAGCAAATTGAAAACGATTTTGAACCAGTTCAAGCTGAAAATTTAAAACGCAAATTGTTAAATGCCATTCGAGATCGAGATCCAAACAAATTTGTACGTACAGTAAGGAGAACAGATGATTACTGAAGGCGGCAACGTATTTAAAGATGCCCAAGGTGTTCCTGTAACTCAACGCATTGCACAATCTGATGTACCAGCAACTATTTCCTACCTAGAAAAAATACTTGGGATGAAATTGCCAAAAGAAAACTGGCTCGGATCTACCGGTCGGGCAGCAACCTCAGGCGATTTGGACATTGCAATAGATGTTAACAAGACAAGCAAAGATGACATTGCTGCGGCATTGACAAAATTTGTACAGTCTCAAAACCAAGACCCTCGAGACTTTGTTGTTAAAAAAGGTGAAGTTCATTTTAAAACTCCCATCAGAGGAGATGCAAAAAACGGCTTTGTTCAAACAGACTTTATGTTTCTTCCAAACATCGACTGGGGTACATTCTATTATGCAGGCGGCGAAGATAGTGCCTACAAAGGAATGTATCGAAATGTATTAATGAGCAGCATTGCCAAAAGTCTAGGACTCAAAGTCGGGCTTAATGGGGTGTTTTCTAGAACATCAAACGATTTAGTCAGCAAGGATCCAGACTGGACTGCTCAAGCTCTACTTGGTGCTGGACACGATAGAAATAGTTTAAAAAATGTTGAAACAATTTATGCAGCTTTAGAAAAAGATCCCAAGCGTTCTGAAAAATTAGCAGACTTCCGAGACTATTTAAAACGTGCCGGAATACAAGAACCAAATGCAGTCAAAGAAAGCGAAACGCATTTCTTGGCCAGGCTTCGGGATAGAATTGTCAATCAAGGCATGCAACCGATCATGGAAGGTGTTCGAATCGAACATCCAGAGGATTTGGTATTTTCAGGACGGCCCAGCGACGGTGTTGTTAAAGCCATTCAAGGTCTTGAAGCTGCTGCCAATAATCCGCAAGAGACAACAATAAAATGGGACGGCAAACCGGCTATTATATTTGGACGTAAACCCAATGGTGAGTTTGTATTGACCGACAAAGGTGGATTTTTAGCAAAAGGTTACGATGGCCTTGCAACATCTCCCGAGATGATGTCTAAGATTTTAGCTGGACGCAAAGGCGGCGGGCGGGAAGATCTAGCAGCTCTGTATGCTCGATTATTTCCTATACTTCGCAAAGCAGTACCGCAAAATTTCAAAGGGTATATTCAAGGTGACTTGTTGTATTCAACCCAACCAGCCAAACAAAACAACAACTGGGTATTTCAGCCCAACACAGTTCGGTACACAGTGCCAGTCAACAGCACATTGGGTCAACAGATTGCAAAAAGCGAAGTTGGAGTAGTAATACATACACAGCTTGACCAGCCTGGCGGCACTGCTACTCCGATTCGAGCTGCTGAGTTGACTGCTGCTCCGGGTTTGTTAATTTTAGATCCCAGTATGCGTGATACAAAAAAAATTAAAATTAACGATCGTGCAATGAAAGAACTTAAATCACTTGGTAGTCGTTACAGTAACGAAATGGATAGACTTTTCAATCCTGCCGAACTTCGCAATAGAAGAATTTCTAACTTACCCGAGTTGATCAAGCAGTTTATCAACAGTCGTGTGAGAGAAGGCAACTATAACAATTTAGTTCAAGAGTTTGGAAAATGGGTTGAACAAAAAGCCCCCACAAAAGCCCCTAGAATCTTTGAATGGGCAAACGAAAACAAACGAGCACTGGCTGCTGTGTTTCAAACATTTTTAACAATAAGTGCTATAAAAAACGATATTGTACGACAACTTGATGCTCAAAGCCAAGATGTGCAAGCCAGCATTGACGGTGAAGCAGGTCACGAAGGCTACGTAGGCCAAGGCTTAAAATTTGTTGATAGAATGAGGTTTTCTCAAGCCAATTTTGCACTCAACAACCCAAATTTATCCTAATTGACTAAATACGTGTAGGACAAAACAGTCCACAACTTAGGAGAATAACAATGGCAACATTTAATCGTTTCAACGGTGATGCGCAACCGGTATTTGCGTTAGACATTCAAGATGGTTCACAAACAGGTAACATCGGTTCTACAGATGCCCTAGTACAACCAGCAGGCCCAAAACTAGACTTTTTCAAAGTTCTAGTAAAAGACACTGGCGCTTCAGCAATCGACCTACGTGATGAACTAGGTGGATACTCAGGAACAGTGTTTGATCCAGGTGTGGTACAAGCAATCAACACAGCAGTACAAGGTACAGCTACAATTGCAATGTATCAAGTAGAAGCTGACACAAGTGGTCAAATTTCTTACGGTGTATACCCAACTGGCGCATGGACAGCAAGCACATTGCAAACAGCATTGCAAGCACTTGGTACTGTCACAGTAACTAAATCAGACGGTACAACTGACTCAATCGACGTGTCAGGTACAACTGTTACTGAGCCTGGACTAAAACTAGCATAATAACTAGTAAATTTTTTAACTATTATGGTTGGCCCTGGATTATTCCAGGGCTTTTCCTTAGCTGTTAAATACCTGACTATGATTACAATTCAGTGCATAACATTGTTTGATATTACTGCATCCGGTATTCGAAACAACTACAAACCTTATATCCAAGAAACATATGATCAAGAAGGTGTGTTAATAAACAGCAAAGAGGCTTGGCAGAAGTCTAGAAATCAACACAGAAACTGGGAAACTATAAATCAAATCATAGCACTGCGTACATTACCTGAAAATATCACACGTCCAGTTTGCCAAGATAACAAATGGACTTTTGAGTTTAGTATACCTAATGCAAGTGCATTTCAAACCAGCAACGATCAACTTGGCTTGCTAAAACAAGATACAAACGGTGTTCCGATGATTGTTGGATTAAACGAAATTGAAAAAATAGTTCCTTATTTTGTAGTCGATGGTGCACACACAAACACATGGTTTAGTGTTGTATAGCATAAATACAACATAACAAAGGAATTTTACATGTCCACCGAAACAACCGATCTCGAAAAGAAAAATCTTGAGGCACATGTAGATTTGTGTGCCGAACGATATAAAAATTTAGAAAATAGATTTCAACAGTTACAAGATAAAGTAAACGAACTCGATGAAGTCATGCACGACATTAGAGATATGATGGTAGCTGTACACGACAAACAAAATGATAGAATGATTGGATACATGGCTATGTCAATCGGAACTCTGTTAGCAATCATTGGATATTTGGTTGTTGAGTATATTATATGATGCGTAAAGAAACATTTACTCGCAAACTAGAAAAAATGATTTCAATTGATATTGATCATTTGCTTAACAACAGTATTATACCTCAAGGCAAAGGATACAGTGTTTTCAATAGATATCAACTCAATCCAACAGAATCTGAAGTTACTCTCTATGTTGACAGTTTCATGGATCAAATGACATTTGGATCTAAAAGAACAGCACTTGGGTGGTGTGTAGCTGACAAGTACCAAAAGAGCAATTTAGCACGTGAAATTGCATATTTAGATAGACAAAAAGTACGCCTTCAAGACGATGTTGCAGCACAGATAAAAAGTTTAAAGAATTTTAAAGATCCCATTAGACGGTCTATTGTTGAAGTCAAGTTAGATAACAAAAAAGTTGCGTTAAAACAAGTGTCAGATAAACTAAATAAATGTATTAATACTGCTAAATACTGGCAGATAAAAGGATTCAACGATGAAATTGAGCGAACTCGGAAAACCAATCCATTCAGATCAACTAGCAAAAACCATTGAAAACTTCAGCGGCGTTAAACTTGATTTTGATAATTTAGATATTGAAAAAGCCAACAATCTCTTAGAGAATTTACAGTCATTTTTCAAAAAATATCGCAGTACTCCTGCGATTCATTCTAGCGAAAAAGACCCAAGATATCTTCGTCTTATGATGGTAGAACAAGCATTGAGTTCTAAATTAGACGAATACGGCTCGGTTGGTGCAACCGGTAGTGCTGCTGGTAATCAAGCAAGCATGGGCTCAACTAATGTTATGGATCCCAAAAGCAAAGCGGTGTTAGATAAAGTTAAGCGTAAACAAACTCTTACCCCGGACGAACAAAACACATTTAACCAAATGGCAATGATGGCAAAAGAAAACAAAAAGAACCGTCGCATGGTAAAAGAAAGCGAAGTACAACAGGCTCAGGTTGTGCTTGCTGCTCAAGACATTGTTGACCGAGTTCAAAAAATGATGGAAGACATCAGTGAGATGCAGTTTAAAGACCTTCCTGCATTAGTTAACGGCATTCGTAATGATATGGGTACAGACCAAGCACAGTCATACCAAGCTTCAGCATCAGCAGCACTATCGTCGCTGTTAACAGCATGTCAAGCCGGTAAAACCGAACTTGAATCTGCACAGACTGTAATTACTGGCCAAGAACCTATAGTACCTGGCGAAAACGATGCAGACACAACAACAGACATTGATCTAGACATCGATGACACAGATGACGATATGGATCTCAGTCTAGATGCAAACATCGATAGTGATGATGTAGAAGACGATTTAGGTCGCGAGCGTAGATAATCATGAGAATTGACGAGGTAGCAGGTGTCGCAACAGACACAGGGCGCCTAGTTGCCTTGGTTAGTTTCCTCATAGGCCGTGCTGAAGATAAAGCAGCACCAACTAAAATTTCAATTGATGCATTTTTAAAAATGGCCAACGACATGGGCATTGCAATGGATGATAGGCAACTGCGTGATCTAGCTGAACGTCCTCCACTCAATCAAGTGATAACAAATGTCGACGATACAGATGTGTTCTTTGGCCCAGACGAAGTAGAATCAACAACAATGACAGTTTCGCAAGCTCAAGACACTGTTGACAAAATGGCAAAACGTGCCGCTGGTGTATGACACAAGACCCTCGAATACATTTTAATAAAATTGAATTTTATATAACCAACGTATGTAATCTCAATTGCGATCAATGCAATCGTTTCAACAACCATCATTTCACTGGTTGGCAACGATGGAAAGACTATGCCAGCGATTATCAAAAATGGGCCGAGTATGTAGACATTGAACAAATTGTGATATTGGGTGGTGAACCCATGTTAAATCCCAGCATTGTTGATTGGGTCAAAGGCATCAATTCTTTATGGCCACGTGCAGTTCAAATTTTAACAAATGGAACTCGACTCAATCATGTCAAAGGTGTGTATGATTTATTTTTAGGAAATAAAAGCCAATATCCCGAGATTCGAGATCATTATATAAAATCTAATCAGATGCGAAACTGGCTGGGAGTAAGCTGGCATAATGCTTTTAGTTTAGAAGATCTTGAACAAGAAATCAATCAATTTTTGCAAGGAAAAATCACTGTAGTACACGGACGAGAAAACAACAAGTTTGATGCAGATTTGGTTTGGACTGACAGCAATGACATAAGTGTTCCGGTATGGATACAAGATCATTTTACTGACGCAGCAGTACAAGTTTCATCTCAAGGATTTCGGTTGCACAACAACGATCCCGAAGAAGCACATTCGGTTTGTGGTTTTGTTCAAAATAAAAATTATCACTTTATTAAAGGAAAATTATACAAGTGCGGTCCAGTTGCATTGTTTCCTGAATTTGATCAACAGCATCGGTTTCTTGATATCACCGAAGATGATCGAAAACTGTTAAACAGCTATCAACCGTTGTCGGTTGACGAGTTTGATCAACGAGGACAAGATTTTATTGATAACATCGACCGTGTAATACCACAATGTAAATTTTGTCCTGTTAACTCAAATTATCGCCAAATTACTGCAATTCGAAAAAACTCTAGTTGACAATTCGAAAAAAATAGTATATATTAATACAATGACTACAAAAAATGTAATGATATTTGGACACGGGCGTGTAGCTCAAGTGTGTGTACATCGGTTGATGGAGCTTCAATCCGAGTTTAATGTTGCAGCATTGAATACCAATTTACAATTTTACAATGGATTTTGCAAGCAATATCCTCAAAACAATGCAGTACACATCAACGACAATCAACGCAACACAGACCAAATTTTAGAAACAATCGAAAAACAAAATATTGATTTTTTATTTTCTGTGAACTATCGATGGATACTGCCTCAAGAGGTGTTAGATGCAGTTGATGGTCGTGCATACAATTTGCATCCAGCAAAACTGCCAAGATATCGCGGTTACTATTCAATTTCGCACGTTATAGCCAACCGAGAACCTCGACACACAATAACGATACATCAAATGAGCAATGAAGTAGATCTAGGAAATATTTTGATTGAAGTGAACACAGATTTAGAACCAGACGAAACTGCATTATCGTTGTATCAAAAATCTTTGCCGTTGTCTCGCAAAGCATTTGATGCTTTTCTCGAGCGTGTTCAATTCAATAATATCGATTCCGGCACTCCGCAAGACCCCAACACAGGATGGTTTTACGACCGTGATGCATTTCAAGTGTTGCGAAAATTGACATGGAACGATCCGCCGCGGCATGTTGAAAGTGTTGTACGTGCTTGTTTCTTTCCTCCGTACGAACCAGCATATGCTGACTATGCAGACAGAAAATATTTTTTAGTACCACGACAATCACCACAGTGGGAAGGCACCTGGCCATTTAATAAATCGTCTTGGGAAAAAGAAGAATGATTACTCCAAAATACGAATATGTGTCTATAAATCGAAAAAATATCGATGGCAAAAGGCATTATTGTACACCCGATGGTGCAGCTCTCCCGTCGGTTACTACAATTTTAGATCGCACAAAACCCATGGAAGAACGTGTGGCTCTTGAAAATTGGAAAAAGCGAGTTGGTAGAGAAAAGGCACAAACAATCACAACCGAAGCCGCAAATCGAGGAACAAGGATGCACACCTATCTTGAAAAATATATCGAGACAGGTCAACACAGCGAGCGTCCTAGCAATCCTTTTGCGTGGCCCAGTCATGCCATGGCACAGACTATTATAGATCAAGGCATGCCGGCTGTGGATGAAGCATGGGGTGTTGAGGTTCCCATGTACTTTCCTAATTTGTATGCAGGAACAACCGACTGTGTGGGAGTACACAACGGATCGGCAGCTATTATGGATTTTAAACAAAGTAACAAGCCCAAGAAAGAAGAATGGATTGCAAATTATAAATTGCAATTGGTAGCATATGCACTGGCACACAACGAAGTATATGGCACTGATATACATAAAGGTGTAATTTTAATGTGCGTCAAGCCCGGGCTTGACGATCAACATAACATTGTTTCCCCGCCACAATATCAAGAATTTATTTTAGAAGGCGAGGAGTTTGACAAGTGGGAGCAAGAGTGGTGGAAACGTCTGGAAAGCTATTACCTAGCGGTGTCATAAATATATGATCGATAGGTAAACTCAATGGCAATATTACAAATTTCACAAATTACTAACCGAAAAGGTCTGTACGAAAACCTTCCTCAATTGGCTGGTGCCGAACTGGG